ATAGATATAAAAAATAATTTTCAATGTCTTATTTAGAAATTGAAAATAAAGAATTTTATAATGATATTAATAGGAGAAAAGAATTTATAGATAATAATTTGCAAATTTATTCTAATAAAGATAATTATTATCTTGATTCAATAGTTAAAGATAATAATAAATTAATATTAAATAATTATCAACAATTTATAACGAATTTTATTAATCCAAATACTAAATATGATAAGTTATTATTAATTCATTCTACAGGAGTTGGAAAAACTATAACTTCTATATCTACAGCTATAAATTTTATAAATATATATAAAGAAGAAAAAAATAAACGATATGATGAAAATGAAAATTCTGGAATGATATATATAATTGGGTTTACTAAAAATATATTTAAAAAAGAATTATTATCTAGACCAGAATTTGGTATAGTAACTAAAGAAGAACTTATAAATATGGATAATCTTAAAAAACAAATTGCTAAATATAATTTAGAAAAAGATATTGCTACATTAAAAGAACTCAATATAAGATATTCAAGTAGATTGAAATCTAAAAAAGGAAATGGATATTTTAAATTTATTGGATATAAAAAATTAGTTAATAATTTAATTAGAAAAATAGATTTAAATTACAAATTACAAATATCAGATATTAAAACTGAAGAAGAATTGCAAACATATATAGATAAAAAAATAATAGAAATTAATTATAGTTTTATTGAAATATTTAATAAATCATTAATAATTTGTGATGAAATTCATAATGTATATAATTCTTCAGATATTAATAATTGGGGTATGTGTCTTAAATTAATATTTAATTATTATAAAAAGTCTAAAGCTATTAGAGTATTATTATTGTCTGCAACGCCTATTAATAATAAACCAATAGAAATAATAAGTATATTAGAATTATTAAATTATGATATAAGACTTAATAAAAAAGATTTATTTGATAAAAATAATAATATTACATCTAATGGTAATGATATTATTAAAAAGTATATAACTGGAAAAATATCTTATTTAAAAGATATGAATTTAGAATTGTATCCATCTAAAGATATTGTTGGTGACACTATTCCTGGTGTAGATTTTTTAAAATTTATTAAATGTCCTATGAGTGATTTACATTTTAAAACTTATAAAAAGGTATCAGAAGACTATATTGCTAATAAAAATATAATTAATGATATTGATATTAATGACTCTGAAGAACATGTCGAATATGAAGATATTTTAAATATAACAGATAGTCTAACTCAATATAAAATTAATTTAGAATCCAATAATCGATATTTAAATGATTTTGTAATTCCAGATCCAGAAAATAGTAAAAATGGTATATTTCTTAAAAATGATATCAATAAAAAAATATCTAACGCAACTAGAAAATGGAAAACTGATAATGAAATGGATATTATTAAAGATGATAAATTATTATATAATACTTTAACTGGTAATTTTTTATCTCATGAAAATATTAAAAAATATTCTACAAAATATTATAAAATGTTAACAATTATTAAAAATATTATTTTAGAAAACAAAGGTAAAATATTTATATATCATAATTTTGTACAAGTTTCTGGTGTTAATTTTATTGGCGAAGTTTTAAAAAATAATGGTATGTTAGAACAAAATGAAGTACCTGTTAAATTTTCTAGATGTGGAATTTGTTATGATTTCAAGCATAAACATGACAATAGTAATAAAACTTCACATGAATTTATACCAATTAGATTTATATTAATTTCTAGTTTATTAAATAAAAATATTATTGAAAAAAAGATAGAATTATTTAATTTAAATAGTAATCTTAATGGTGAAGAAATTAGAATTATAATTGGTTCACAAGCTATTAAAGAATCATATGATTTAAAAGCAGTACAAAATTTAATCATGGTCCATCAGCCTGTAAATATATCAACTGTGATTCAAATATTTGGCAGAGCTATAAGAAAGAATTCACATATAAATTTACCAATCGATAAAAGAAATGTAAATATCTATATATTAGTATCATCTATGCCCACATATATACAAGAGAAATCTAAATCATATATATACACATTTGAAGAAATGAAATATAAATATAAAATCAATATTTATAAAGTTATTAAAAAAATTAATAATATATTTGTAGAAAATGCAATAGATTTTGATATTAATTACAATATTAATTTTCCTTCAATTGAAAGTCAACATATTAATGATATTTATAGTATAGATTATATAAGTAGAAAAAAATTAATTAAAATAGATTATCATAAATTAAATGAAAATACATTTAATACTTATTATTATCAAGATGAAATTAATAGATGTAAATATATAATAAAAAGATTATTTATTGAATATTCTAATATATGGACTTATAAAGATCTTTTTGACAATGTTAAAAATCCATATTTCAAAACTCAATATAATACAGAATTAATATCAGAAAATTCTTTTATATTAGCTTTAGATTTTTTAGTATATAAAAAATCAAATATGAATATTGTAAGTAAAAATGAAGATATAAAATCAGCACTTATAAATAATTTATTTAATAATGATGAAAAATATATATATGATATTGATAATGAGATTAATATTATAGTATATATAAATAAATATTATATATTAGTTAAATTAGAAGATTATAATTCATCAAAAAATTTATATGATAATATTAATATTGATGTTGATATATTATATAGAAATCATCAAAAAATAGAAAATAATGAAATTGATATAAATGAATTTATTAAAACTAATAATATAAATGATTTTGCAACTATTAAAAAATATTTTATTCAAAAATATTCAAATGTTGATATAACTAATATGTTTAATATTATTTATGAGTATGATAATGATTTTCATTTAACAATGATAGAAGAAATTATTGAATATTTATTTAATCTTTATACAAATCCAGAATATGCAGTAAATATAAATCACGATTTATACTTAAATTTATTGTATTTTTATAATAAATTTAATCTTATAATATTCGCAAATAAATTAGATAAAGAATTGTCAGAGATATATGAAAAATATATAATTTCTACTAAGAATGTTACATTTACTGTATCTGATGATATTAATATAAATCATAATTATAATATGTTAGTTAGTTCATTAGAAGATGAATTAAATTATACTCCAAAACTTCAATTTACTTATTATAAAAAAGCAATAGCTGAAACTGATAATTATTTAAAAAATAGGTCTGATAAGAAAAAAATCATAAAAATATTTGATTATTTATTACCAGTTGGTCATATATTTACCAAAGAACTTAGATTTTATAATCCAAAAAAATTCTGGTTTAATAAATTAAAATATTCTAATACTAATATTAAATTTGTTGATAATCCTTCTATAATTGGATATTTAGAAAAAGTAAATATTGGTTTTGATATCGTATTTAAAATTAAAACAGATAATACAACTAAAAAATTAAGTGATAAAAGACAAATTCAAACAGGTTTAAATTGTTTGAATATAGATAAACCAGAATTAATTGAAATTTGTAAAAAATTAAAAATAAATAAAGATAAATTATCTCAAATTAAGAATAGAAAAAATAATATATGTGATTTAATAAAATTTGAACTCATACGATTAGAATTAGAAGAAAGAAAGAAAAAATCTAATATTAGATTTTTTTATTTTTATTGGGAATAAAATATATTATATAATATATAAAATTAAATATACATTATGCTAACTATTAAGGATGTATTTTTAATAATTAGTATAATTATTAATGCAATTATTTTTATTATATTTTTGATGATAATGTACACAGATTTAATTCCTTATGATATAACAAAAAGAGTATATAAAAAAGATCTTATTAAAATTATAATGGATGGTGTGTATGAATATATAAATAAACAAAAATCAAAATATACAGAAAAAGAATCAGAATCAAGCATAATGACCATTGAAGAAAAAAATGATCCTCATTTAAATGAAATTTATATAACAGTAACAGAAACAGTAGATTCGAGAATTAATACTATATCAATAACTTATGCAATGCCAAAAGGTTTAATGGAAGCACCTATATATGAGTTACAATTTATAGCAAATAATAAACATGATGAAATGATATTCTTTACATCGCTTGTAAAATATGGGTTTGATGAAAGAATATCAATTAATAGTAAAGAAAATAACAGTTAAAAAAATAAATTAATAAAAGATAAATATGTATGATATAATCTATTTGTGTAATTAAATAAAATTTAAATTAATTAGTTTATATATATTATAGATATTTAAAATATTATGAATTCTTCTGACAAATATAAAGATGATAATGATGATAATTATAATAAAAATTCTAGTAAACTTGACGTATTTGGCAAAAAATTAATGAAATATCCAAATAAACTTATAAAAATTTTCTGGAACAATCATTTTGGCAAATTCGCAATATTAGTTATAATTATAACCATAGGTTGTATATTAATATCGAATGGTTATAATATTAATGGAGATTATCCTGAATTAACAGATTTAGAAAAAAAAGAATTAGAGGAAAATGGAATAAATATAGATGATGAATTAAGAATGAGGAGATTTTTGACAGTATTATTAAATATGTGTTTAGTATTATTTTCTGGTATAATTTCCATTATATTAGGAGTTGAATCTTATAAATCTTTTTTATATCAATCTACAAAAATAGAAACTAAATTTTATATATCAAAATGGAAAAAACTTAAAAGAGCAGTTAAGAGTTATATGGGAATAAAAAGTGCGGGGGATCTATCAGATAAAAATACAAATGAAGAAGAAGATCCAATTATTAAACAATTATTGTCGGATCTTGATAAAACAGAGGATATTCCTGATGAAAATGAACAAAAACTTAAAATATTAGAAATAAATGATACAATAATAGATTATATCAAAAAATTAAAAGATGAAATTAAACAACAAATGGATCAACAACAAATAGATCTACCACAAAATAATGATTTTAAAAAAAAATTACATGAAATACAAGAATTATCTAAAGAATGTGACAAGTTAATTACACTAATACAAAACAAAAATTAATAAATAATTATATTTATATAAATTTTATAATTAATTATATATATAATACTATGAGTCAAGTATCTCCATTACCAGATAAAGAAGATATATTACAATCTACCGAAGGTATATTACCAGATAAAAAATATATATCACCATATACAATAATTGATCAATGGGTTGGTAATAATAATGATAATAATAATATAGATAAAAACGATTCTAAAAAAAAAAGTTCATTTTATAACAAAATAGATCATTATAAAAAAAAAACATTTGACGTTTTATTCAAAGTTCATAAAGGAAAAGTAAAAACATTTATTACAATATGTATAATAATAGGTGTATTAATATATTTTGGATACCATATAGATGGAAGTTATATAGATAGTAAAGATGAACCTATATTAAATCCAGTTGTAGATAGATATATAACACTTATTTTATATACTTTATGTTATTTATTAACAGGAATATTAGGTATTATAATAGGTATGGAATCATATAAAACATTTTTAGAAAAAGAAAAAGCAAGATCTTTAAAAACTATGATTGAAGAATTGAAGAAATCTAAAAAATATCAAGAATATATAAAGAAACACAATATTGCAGATAATACACCGTATATAGAGAAGGAGCTAAATAAAGTATTTGATGAAGAAAATCCATATAGAGAAGAAAGATTAAAAGTGTTATATAGATTAGAAAAAGCTGTACAAAAACTAGAAGATATAATGAACCTAAACACAACTGTTGCAAATATACCTATAAAATATTTTTAATTTTATCAATTATATCTGTATTATTAATCTTAGTATATCCTTGTAATGTTTCATTATATTTAAACACTTCTATAATATTTTTTTCTTTATCTAAAACTCTATAATAGTATGTTTCACCATTTATAATAATTTCTTCTGCTTTAATAGTAGTTATTCTTTTACAATTATTTGATAATTCCATATCTTTATCTATATCTTCATGATATAAATCTTTATTATCGCTTATACAATTAAAACAATCATAATTCAATTTATTTTTGTTAAAGAATGGACATTCTATTGATGTAGATGCAATTACTTTTAAAAATTTATATACTAGTTCTTGATTTTTTATAGCATTTTTAAAAATATTTATATCTGTAGTTAATTCTATTTGATCCTTTTTAGTTTTTTTTGCATTCTTAGTTTGTCTTTCCTTAATCTTACTTTTTTCATTTTCTAACATCTCTTTATTATAATCAGATAAATATATATAAGTTTGTACATTTCTTTCTTCTTCTGGTAAATTAATATGAGATTTATATCGCACACCTCTTGCAATAATCTGCTGTATAAGTGAAAAATTCCAATATGGTTCCATAATATGAATCGATCTTACATTTTTTAAATCTAACCCCTCAGTACCTGATTTAGATATAAGTAAGATGCTAATTAAATCTCCATATTTATTTTCTTCTAAATTTAATCTATTTAATATATCAGCTTTTTCTTCTGAACTTTGATCTCCTGAAAATATAGCATAGTATTTATATTCTTTATTATATTCTTCATCTTTATTATATAATTTATAATTATTAAATTCTAATACTTTAGCAAAAGCTTTTATACCATATTCTAAGAATGTGCTATATACTAAGGAAATTTTATTCTTATAATTATTATTTATATTTTTAAACATGTTATCTAATTTAGGTGAATATATTCTTAAATTTTGTTTAATTACTTCAGTATTATCCGGTATATATATATTAGATAACTGTCTTGATTTAATTCTATAAGATGTAGATCCACTATTTTTTTCTCTTACTATTGAACCAGCATTTTTTAATTCTTTAATATTTTTACCTCCTTTAAATGATGAATTTTCTTTTTTTTCAATATTTCTAGCTTTTGTATATTCTATATTTTGATATTTAGACATTTCAATTATTTCAAATATAATTGGTAATCTATCTGGATAATTCTCTTTTTTTAATGTTTTTTTTAATTCATCATTAATATTACTTTGAGTTTCAAAATAAAAATCGCCATAATAAGATACAAGACCAAATATTCTATTCATAAACTTACCTGTATTTTTTATAGAACTACCATCTTCATTTATAAAGTATTTTTTAAAATCAGTATAATATTCTGGTAATATTGTAGTATATTCTTTTTTTGATCTCTTTTTAATATTATCAGAATATATAGGTCCATATAATAAATTTAAACATATTGAAATTTCAAATGGGTCATTAATAATAGGAGTACCTGATAAAAATATTAATTTAATATTTTTTGTATTCATTACCATATCATAGAATTCATTAGCTATCTTAGAACCATTTGATATTGAATTGAATAGATTATGAGCTTCATCTATTATTACAATTTTATCTTCTAAATTTTGTGTATTTATATCTGATAATATATTTTCTATATCAATGTTATATTTTTTTTTACTTAGTTTATTATTAGATTTTTTATTAGTCTTTTTATCAGTAATTTCATCAGTATCTTCATCATTAATTTCATATGTATCTTCATCTTTTGATCCTTTAGTTTCTAATGCCTTTATCATATTTTTTGCATTAGAAGTTACAAATTTATAATCAGAAATAATATATTCAATTTCTTCATCATTTATATTTGGATTTAATTTTTTATTAAATGATGTTATTTCTTTTTTATAATTATTTTGTAAAGATTTAGAAGATAATATTATAATATCTTTATTTAATTGTCTAAAATGTTCAGCAATTGAAATTGAAGTAATTGTATTATGCGTTACAGTAAAATTACCTAATACATATCTATTATTTCCCTCAATAGTAAAACCAAAATAATTATCAATGTTTTTATATACAACTTTAATTTTGGTGCCTTTTGTTGTATCTTTAGATGAATTAATTATAGAAGTATATGTAGAATCTTTATTAAATTCTTGTGTAGGAATATCACTTATCTTATTTCCATTAATATAAATATATAAAATATTATTAATCTTTTTTTTATAACATAAAAATCCTAAACTTTTACATAAAAATAGTATATCATCTGATAATTTAGGATATTGATTACTTAATTTTATAATATAACCATCTGTAATATTATAAGATCCCGATACATCTATTATACCAGCTAATAATTGTAAACGTTTTTCTCTTGAATTACATTTATATAAATGAGGTATATGTTTATTATTTATTAATCTTAAACTTTGTATAGTATACATTATAAAATTCATATTCTTAATAGCAAATATATCAGTATTTATATCACCAATCCATATTCCTAACACATATGGATCTAAATTGACATGTTTATCTTGAAATTCAATTATAGCTTTATATCCACGCAATATTTTCTTTTTACTATTTGATAATTTTAAATAATCTGATACAGAAATTTCTATAATTTGTGGATTAGTAATTGTCTTTAAAAAAATATTAGCCTCCTTATATATCATTTCTTTATTCTTTTTATCTGAGTTTTTAAAATTAAATTTTTTTACATTAAATTTATTATTATCTACCCAATGTATAGTATAACCATATGTATCTATCTTTAACAATGGATATGATGGAATTTTTAGACATAAAATATGAGATTCATTTACTGTATATTTACTACCTTTATTAGATATAATATCATACATATTATCAACACCTCTAGCTAAAGATAATACTTTTCTTGGAGTGCTATCATCTCCCATAATTAAGTCACCAACGATTATATCTTGTATTTTTTTTATATGTCCGTCATACATTAAAATAGGCGTGTCTATTTTCATACATTTTCCACTTCCTACAGAATGATATAATAATATTCCTCTAATATCCATTTTAGTCATATAATCAAATACATATTTTTGATAATCGAATAAATTCATTTTGATATTATTATTATTTTCTTTATTTAATTTTTCTAATTCATCATATAAAATTTTAGGATATGATGTTGAATTTTTAGAACTATTGTCTGACATATTTTAATTTTTATTCTTATACACAATATTTATATAATATTATAATTATTAATTTTATGAGATAATATATTATAATATATAAATAGAATAAACAAAAATTATATAATATGAGTATATGTATTTTAAATAAAGAAACTAAATCATGTCTACCAGTTCCTATTATTAAAAAATTACAATCAGATATATTAGGTACAGATTATAATTCATCAGAAAAAATAATAAAAGAATTGGCTATAAAAACTGATTGTTCTATTAATAATGGTCTACAAAATACTGAACTATGTATTCTAAATAAATTAAATAAAAAGGTTAATGATAAAGAAACAAAACTTAATATAAAAAAAGCAATTATTACTTATTTTAAACCTATAACTAAAAGTTATGATAAAAATCATTGGTTAAATAATTCTGAAATAGATCAAGTACAACATCAATTAAAAACATTATTTCCAGGATACTATTATAGTAATATTCATATGATAGATTTAGTAATGTTAAATCCAACACATGAAAATATCATTGATTATAATATAAAATGTATAAAAGATATAAATTTTATTGATGAATGTAAAAGAGAAAATAATTTTTTAACTTATAATGGAGATTTAAAAAATTATGGTATCGTATGTAATACAGATCTATCATCAGGAGGCGGTATTCATTGGTTCAGTATATTTATTGATTTTACTTCAGATTCATCATATAATATTGAATATTTTAATAGTTCAGGATATGATATTAGAAATAAAAAATTTAAAGAATATTTTTTAAATTTAGCAGATGAAATAACTAGAGAAGTAAAACAATGTAATTTTATTAAAGTTACAGATATTCAGCATCAACGCGAAGACACTGCCAATTGTGGTAGTTATGCTTTATTTTATATTTGGAAGCGTTTAAATGGTACTCCATATAGTTATTTTGCTGAAAATAAAATTAAAGATGAACATATGGAAGAATTTAGAAAATTTTTATATAGATTACATTAGAAAAAATATATTTTCTATTATATAATAATTTTTCTAATGTATTAGAAAATGTATTTTTTAATTTTTATTAGTTTAATAATATTCTATATTTTTTTATTTCTTATATTTAGACATTATTATTATATAAATCTAGCTAAATATTATAATAAAAAACAAGATATAAATAGTAAAAAAAAAGCATTAAATTATTATTTAAAATATATTAATATAAATAAAGATAATTCTGTATTATTAGACATTGCTCATATATATCATTATTCAGATAAAGATTTATTTCAAGCATGTCAATATTATTATCTATATCTTAAATCTATAAAAAATAAAAATGATATATTAAGTAAAAAAAATAAATTATATGCTTCTAATAAAATAAAAGAAATTTTAGAATATAATATTTCTCAATCTAATGATATTAATATAAATAAAAATTATACTAAATATACTAATTATACTGATTCTAATTTTTCTCTTAACGATTATTTAATAAATAATATATTAGATGGATTTAACAAACAAAATTTATTTTCTAATCAAAATATACAAGAATCACACATTATACAAGAATTACATAATACAAATAATAATACAAATAATCAAACAAATCAAGAAGAAGAATATATAATAAATAATATAGATATAAATGTTAATAATGATATAATAGATAATACTATATATCATTTTTCTATAGATGATGTCCCTATACATAGGCCTATATTAAATGATAATCAAAACATCCATGATACTTATGTAAATAATACTATATTTAATTCTATAAATAATATTAAATTAGAATCTAATACTTATAATCTTAATATAGATGAAATAAATAATATAATTAAAAATGAGTTAGATAAGAAAAATTTTGATGAGATACAAAAAAATAATATATTACAAGTTTTAAATAATATAAATACAAATTTAACTAAATCATATAAAAATAATATGACATTATCAGAATTATTAGTTTTAATTTTTAATAGAATTTATAGTAAGAATGATGAAAATATAAAAAATACTTTTTTATCAAATTTAATAATAGAATTAAATGATTGTATAGAAAATAATAATATTGTATGTCATACTGGTATATTTAATAGACTAATAAATTCTATAAATTTATTAGATAATGAAGTGAATATTAAAACTTATGATTTTTTAAATGAAGAAATAATGAATAAATGTATAGCAATAAGAAATACTATGGATCCTAATCTACCAAACTATGAAGATGTATTAAAAAATAAAATTAAAATAGAAATGAATAAAGATTATATAGAATCTAAGATTTTAACACAAAGTCAATTAGATGATGTATTAAATATATGGATTAATCATATATAATCTATATATAAATTGATTTTTATATTAAATTTATATAAATAAAAGTTTATATAAATAAAAGTTTATAATAATAGCTAATATTATTATATATAAATCTAGTTGTGTTTCTGCTTTTATTCATATTTTATTTTTTATTAATATAAGATGTAAATATGATATATTATTTTATATTATTATATCTGGATTAA